TCAATTGAGAACTTGTAATAATAGGAACATTACATTCAACTGCTAAACCTCTAATCTCCTCAGCAATAGATTTAATATAAACATAAGTATTCATATTTGCTGCCCACTTAACTCTACTAGACGCACATATATTTAGATAGTCTAATATAATTACTTGTGGTGTAAAATCTGACTTAATTTTAAGTTCTCTAATTAATGCACGAAAGTTTCCAACATGAGCTCCTGCTGTTGGATATTCCTTAATAATTAATCTTCCAACTTTTAATTTATTTAACTTCTTCTGAAAACTATCTTTTGGAAGTATGTGTAATTGGTCAAGATCAATATCCATCAAATTAGCATCAATACGTTCTGCAATTCTTTCTTCTGCCATTTCCATAGTTATATATAAAACATTTAATCCTTGTTTCATATACTGGCTCGCAAAATGTGTTTTTACTAATGTCTTACCAACACCAGTCCCACCTAACAAAACTGTAAGTGTTTTTGGTGAGATACCTCCACCTGTAATCTTATCCAACATTACCATATTAAATGGAATTTTTGATTCTTTCTTATGATAAAATTCCCAACGATTTTCACCATCTTCCATATAACTATGACCTACACTTTGATCTAATGAAACAGCTAATGCTTGTGTAAGAATTTCTGGTATTGCATCTTTAGAAGTTTTTTTATCTTTACCTTCAAGAATAGAAATACTTTCAACAATACCATTATATACGGCTTGATCTTTTGCCCACTTTTCTGATTCCTCTATTAACCATTCTTCATCATCTGTTTTCTTCTTATATGATCTTAAAAGTTCCTCACAATTCTTTAAAGTTAATTCATTTAAATCATTTCTATTCGTTAACTTTACTAATAATGATTCAACAGTAGGTGATTTATTATACTCGGTAATATGCTCCTGTATTTCCATAAAAATAATTTTTTCATTGGCATCTTTAAAATATTCTGGTTTTAAAAAAATACCTATAACGCTTGAATAATCACCATTATATAACAAATTCTCCAAGATCAATTGTTCTGTTCTCATATTATCCTTTATTCAAAACGTCCATTATTATTTTCTTTTCTTCACTAACACTAATTGACAAAAATGGTTTATAATTTCTTACTAATTTAATCAAATCTTTAGAAGCTGGATCAATCAATTTTTTCTCTAAAGGTGTGAGAAAATCTAACATAATATCAAGTGTAGTAAATGTTTCCAATGTTATCGTTTTCGATAAAACAAGTTTTATTATAGGTGGATGATTAATTCCTTTTGCCTGAAACAATTCATCAAATGTTTTATCATATTCCTCCATATACTTCATAATTTCTTCTGTATCACGTTTTAAGTGAAAATGGAAATTATTCATTCGTTCTTTATATTCTTCATATAAATCACTATCAAATCTATCTGGATATGTTATATCATTAGTAAATTGTGAAAGAAAGAAAAATAATAAATCCTCTTTATTCTCAAATGTTGTACCAAGTTTATTAAACATTGCTCTATGTACTGACCATCCACCACCTTTACCAGCTAATTTAGCGAATTGTTTTTCCATAGAAGCTTCATTCATATTTAACTTTCCATTATACTTAAAATAATCATATCCTCCTTTTCGACTTTTAGTAAAATGTGCATATAATGCTTGATATGTTATCCATGCATTAAAGGTTTTCTTGTTGTTCTGTTTTACTACCATAATTAAACTCCTTAAATACAGCTTTCTCAAGTTGTTTCATAACATCTTCTGTAAAATACTTTTCAGGGTCATTCACAATAGTTTTCTCAAATGCTTTACCCTGTGGTGTTTCATATCTAGTTGACACTTTCTTAAAAATACCATACTTCTCTGCTATCGGTACTAAACCATAATACTTATCTAGTCCCTTGTCATAATCCAACATCATTTCAACAACTGATTCTTCTTTAGTCATTCTACCTTTAACTAATTTTGCTTTAATAATATTACCAATAACATCAGTTCCGTCTTTATGTTTTCGTTTCCCTAACGTAACGATAGTTGATGCAGCATACTTAATTCCTCCACCACCAGAAATTTCTTTCTTTGGAAACATACTACCAATCGCATCATATGTGTGATTAGTTATTATCAACGGAATATTATGTTTTGATAACATCAATGCCAGAGTTCTGAATGTTCCACGAATCATTGGTGCTCGTGTCATATCTCTTTTATCAGAACCACTTGCAACATCACCCATTTCTTTCATTGTAGAAAGATTACCAAGTGAATCAAGAAATATCATTAACTGTCCTTTACTACGTTTACTATTTTCAATAATTTTAACGCATTGTGTTCTAAACTCCTCTACTGTAGCTACAGGAAATAACCCGATACGATTTGTATCTAATCCTCGTTCTTCAATAATATCTTTTGTTAAAGCACCTTCGCTCTCAAAGTAAATTACAATATTGTCTTTATCTTCTTTAAGAAAATTATTTGCAATACTAAGAGTAATAAAAGTTTTACCTACAGCTTCTGATCCCGCAAAACAAGATATCTTGTTAGATGGAACACCACCATACATTGATCCAGACAATAATGCATTTAAAGAATACGATCCAGTAGATAAAAAATTAGAACAATCCCCAATAATACCAGAGGATACAATCGACGCCATATCATTATCAGACTCCTTTATTAATTGTTTAATAAAATCCTTTACTGCCATTATTTAATCTCCTTAATTTTTGTCTTTAATAAAGTTTGAACAGCCTCCCTCAATACCTGACTTTGTGTTCTATCACTTACCGAACAATACTCTTCCAGTTCATCTTTTATGATTATGGGTAGTATGAACGACACCATTGAATCTTTGTTTTTATCGTAAGACATTTAACCTCCTTTATTATTAATCAATAAATCCTTCACCTTTTAAAAAATGAGAAAACCGATGCTTAATAATTGTAATAAACAATCTTAATACATTATCTTCGGTATATTCCCCTACATCACATTTATATATCCACATACATTCTCCTCAAAAAAATGATTCAAGACTACCAACATTTTCATGTTTCCAACCAATCGCATTTAATATATTTTTTACGGGTTGAAGAAACGACTTATCAAATTGTGTATCATAATCTATATATTTTTCTAACTTAAATTCTTCTGGTAAGACAGAAGAAATAGCAATAACATTTTCACCAATATTATTAGGTTCTTTAAGATAAGCAAATTTAATCTTATCACCATCACGAATTAATTCATATTTATTTGTAAGATTATACTCTTTTAAGAAATGATTATATAATAAGACACCTCTCACATGAATAGGAGTGGCTTTAACATAAATATCTTTTGAGGATTTATACTTATCTAGACCACGAACGGATCTTGGGAAAGCTATATTAGTAAAACTTAATTTTTTAAACACACTACGATAATCATCAATACAGTTTATTACTGTTTTTTCATCTGTAGTAATAATCGTTTTAATTAATGATCGTAAATTATCTCGACACCACTCAGGTGTAGAACTCCTGACACTTTCAATACCCATAATTTTTAACTTGGGCTCTTTATATTTTACACCTTCATTATCATAAACATTAAGTATATATCGTTTCTTTGCAGTCCAGATACCTTTGTTAGCAATTACCTCTCGTTCCATGAACATTTTTTGTTCATAACCATTTACATATGAATTAAGGTCCTTATAACAGCGATCAATATATGGTTTAATTTTATCTTTACAAATCGTGTCCAGGAAGGTGACAGCTTTTCCAACTTCCGTTCCGTCCGGTAAGACAGAATTAACCAATTTATCAAACGTGATATAAACGCTGTCGGTATCCACCGCGATAACATATTCATTGTCCTCTGTTGTTAGCAATTTATTGATATATTTATTTATATATCTTTCTATCCATCTAATTGACAACTGACCCGACATGGTGATAGCTTCAGCCAAATCTGGTGAATAATAAAGAAAATACTTATTTGCACAAGCACCATAGGCACTATTCAACAATATTTTCTTGGACATTTGAATATTATTAAAAGTAGATATATTATTAACCACTTCTTGACTTGTATTTCCGCTTTCTAACTTTTGCTGTTCTTTCAACATTTTCTTTTTATAAACTACTCTATCATTATACATCTTACTCATCAATTGTGGAAGAAAACCTTTAAATTTAGTCGTAAAATGTTTACCGTTAGGAGTAAGTGTCAAATCTTTTTGTTTGAGATAATCAGTATCAAGTTTTTGTTCTAACAATCCCTCAACACCAATATTTACTGAATCTGCACAAACAACCCCAGTATATAAAGTTTCAGGACTTATATTGTATTGTTGAATAAGATGTGGATACAGAGAATTTAAATCAAAACTTACTACCCACTTATGCATTCCAACATGAGGATCTTTAACATAACCACCTTCAATAGTTCTTGATTCACTTTCTTCAGCCTTTACAGGAGTAGCTATTTTCTTATCTTTAAGAAATCTATATATAATACTCTCCCAAGTCTTAACAGGTGAAAACACATCTTCAAAATTAATACCTGAATCATAAGCCATTGTAATTACCAAATCCATCAACTTCATTTTATCATCAAGTTTCTTCACAATCTCAACATCTCTTATATTATAATTAATAAAACTCTGATAATCAGTTTTATATAATTCATAACCTGGTACTTCATCTTGATCTTTTCTTAGGTCTAATTCAACTTTACCAATATAATCTAAACGATATGATTCTCTAATCTTGTATGTATATTTTTTATATAAATCAAGATAATCTAAAATTGAAATACCTGTAATTTGATAGGTTTGATTTTCTTGTCCTGCTATCTTTATATTTTTTTCGTATAGATTCTTAACGGGTGATAACAATTTAGGTTCAAGACTAAAACTATTTAATCTGTTAATAATATAAGGAATATCAAAAAACTTACAATTCCATCCTGTGATGATATCTGGAATATCATCCTTCCACCAATCTAAAAACAACTTCATCATTTCATATTCATTATCAGATTTAAAATAACTTATCTTTTTATCTGATCCACTTTCAGCAATATAATCACCAGTACCAAACACATAATATCTATTATTTAAATTGTTATAAACAGTAATTGAAGTTATAGCAGAATTGGCTATACGAATATCCGGGAATCCATTGTCTATTGATGTTTCAATATCAATATTATAAATTCTAAGTTTTTTAGAATCCCACTTGAGGTTAGGATATGTTTCCGTTATGTATTGTGAAACATAATTACGACTACCAAGAATAGAATAATTAACAGTCCCATCATACGAATCAATAAACTCCTGACAGTCCTTAATAGAACCGAAAGTATGTGACCCTAATGGTTTGTGATTTAAACTACGGTAATCTGCTTTGTCTTCCGGAGCTGGAAGATATAAGGTTGGTTTGAAATTAGTATAACCAGAGTAACACTTACCCTTATCATCTATTTCGCGAGTATAAATTCTATTGCCAATCTTGGCCACATAAGTATAAAATTTCATAATATATTATAACAAAAAGAGTTCAAAAAAACAAGGAACTAAGGTACTACAAGACCACTTCCAAATGCCCTACTATATTCATTACCAATAGTTTTACTGGGATTTGCTATAACTAAAATTTGATCGTCTTTTAATTGAAATGATTTATCGTCTGCATATGGCATCCATGGACTGAATGCAATTTTTTCATTATTCACAGGAATCATTACAACAGGATTTGTAATTATAGTTTTTTCTTCCTCATATTCACCAATTAATTCTTCACCACTTATTAATTTTACTATTTTTACATTCACAAGAGTTTCCTTTCACTTTTCTAAATGTTTTACCCGCGGGTCATCACTTTTTAAAATAATGCCTTTATTAGTAATCCATCTACCATCTTTCAATTGAAATATTTGTCCTATATCTTTATCAAGGAAATATTTTTTAGCAACATACGTGCCTGATGCAGTTCCCGCTGTACTAATAACATATAACCCCAAACCTTCACATCCTATAAGTACAAACACACTAAACAATACTAGAAAAATTTTATTCAAATATTTTTTCATCTATTTCTGTAGCTCCTTTAGCTTCTTTAGCTTCTACTGAACTGGTTGATTTTATGCCAACATTACCTATACTATATTTTGCTTGTAAATCCCATTCTGATTTTTCACTAAAAGGTAAAATTTTCATTTGTCGAATTGAAACTGTTGGTTGGGCTTTATCAGGATCTATAATCTCAACCAAATCCCATTCGTTCAAAAGATTGACTACTGTATTTCTTCGTTCAATATCATTTTCGGAAAGATTAGTCGGTTTACCATCAAGTGCAAATAACTCTTTAAAATGAACTATATAATATTTACCTTGTTTGTGTAATATGTGGCAAGATTGATATAACTTCTTTTCTCTGCGAGATGCTATTCCAATGCGTGTGAGTGTTTCTTTGACTTTGAGAAAATCATCATCTTCTTTTAACCTCACTTCAATCATATCTTCTATAGACCACTTAATAATATCCGTCATTGTCCTCTCCTTTTCACTTCAATTAATTTATAAAATCATCATATATATTTATAATATTAGGACAGACCACCTTTATTCATCTTGCTTTTAATATATTCTATATCACCATCACTAAGAACGGATAATGCTGTTTCAGCTTTAGAATTACTATACTTAAAAAATTCTTTAACCAACTCTATATTCTCTAATTTCTTTCCTTTCACCCAAAACTGTCTTGATCGTTTTTTCTTAGGTATAATACCATGAAGAAAGTCATAATGTAATTTCTTATCAATGTCCGGATATCTATTTATCTCATTAATGATATGAATTAAATCTGGTTGATAAGATATTGAACGATTAATAAGAAATTCTTTGTAATCTTTTCGTTCTTCAATGTCTACATCATAACCTTCTTTTACCATCAAATCATTCGCATATTCAAAGGGATTCATTAGTCCTCCTCTGTTGGTGGCTCGTCTAATTTATAATATCCTTTGAAAGGAGAATGTCTACCATCAACTCTATTTGCTTTCAAAGTTTCATCATATGGATTCCATGGCACATCTTTCAAATAATTCAAAGAAGGTCTTTTTCTCCTAGGTCCAAAATGTTCCGGAGGTGGTTGATGTTGATCTTGAAACTGTGCTCTATGCATTCTAATAAAGTTCTCTGGATCACCAGTTTGTTCATAAAAAGGATTGCGTGGCCGGTTACCTTTTTTCTTATCCCTTATATCTTTTATATTTTCTTTTACTTTGGGATCAAGATTGTCCCATTTTTTCATTAAAATTTGATTTAAATTATGAAAAATACGATGGTATAAATCTTCGTTCTCAAGAGATGCAGCTAAAGCTAAAACAAGAGAAAAGGTTTTATTTAAATCTTCAATATCACCAAGATAATCACTATCATTGTCTGGATTTAGTTCTGTACTAACTAGCTCTATCCCACCATCAGCATGTACAATTAATGCACTATCATCCTTTTCTAACTTGAAAATTATATTACCATTTTCGTCTTTTTCTGGCCCTTCTTGATTTTCCTTCATTCCATTCTCCCTTATATGTTCATGTATATTTATAACATCAAAGTCATATCCCCGCAAGAACACCAATACCAACCTCATTATCTTTAATGTTAGATTTCATCTCATTTTTAATATGAGTATCTAAAAACCTCACATTTAACTCTCCAATCCAATCTTTTTTAGGATTCTCAAATACTCTATCCAAGAAATAAAGATTATCCGATATCTTTTTAGGAAAAAACTCCTGATAAGCTTCTGGGATACCA